TCTATACAGTAGAGATAGACGACACCAATAAAAAAGATGAAGCATGGTATATCAATACTAATATTTCATATGCATTTTCTGGTGGTAAAGTAAAAGGTACTTACGGTACAGCTACAGCTAAAAAAATAGCAGATACTCTATGGACAGAAAAAGATAAAACAGATGGTTTAATTCCAGAAGGTAAAGATGTAGGAGATGTAGCTACAAGAGGATTAAAATATATTAAAAAAGAATTAATAGACCGTCAATGTGCAGGGTTACTTGCACCAAGTGATTGGATGGTAGTAAGAGCGACAGAAACAGGAGAAACAATGGATAGTGGTTGGAAGACTTGGAGAGCAAGTGTTCGTACAAAATGTAATTCAATGCAAACTCAAATAGACAATGCAGCTAATGTTGACGCCTTAGCAGCATTATTCACATATACAGAGCAAGAGGATAAGTCAGTTACAAGACCATTAGGTGAGTTTCCAGTAAAGGAGTAATATAATATGCCAACAATTCTTGGTGCAAATTCAGATACAGGTGCTTACGAAATAAGTAATTCACTTAGAGTTAATGAGCAAGATGATGCTAAATTGTCTTTTGACCCAGATGGTGCAGGTAATGTTGATACCATGACAATAAGTTTTTGGATGAAACCTGCGGTAGGTGATTATGGAGGAGACCACAATAATATTTTTTCCGTTAGACCAAGTGCAGGTGCATATGCAATGCTTGTACATAGAACAGGCGGAGAAATTTTATTTGAACATAGTGGAGCCGGAGATATTTTAAAAACAAATAGATTATTTCGTGACCCCTCTGCTTGGTACCATATTGTATTAGCCCTTGATTCTACTAATGGAACTGCAGCACAAAGAGCCAGATTATATGTTAATGGAGTGGAAGAAACATCTTTTGCAGCAGATAATAGAGCCAATCATTCTCAAAATACTGATTTTTTATTTGGTGGTGGCAACCCTCATCAAATAAGTGGAGATCCCACTGGCAATTATTTTTATGGAGGGTATTTAGCTGATTTTTATTATGTAAATGGTACACAACTAGCACCAACAAGTTTTGGCGAAACAAATGATAACGGAGTTTGGGTACCTATAAAATATACTGGCGCTTATGGAACTAATGGTTTTCATTTAGAATTTAAACAAACAGGAACAAGTGCAAACGCAAGTGGTATAGGTGCAGATACAAGTGGTAGTGGTAATCACTTTACACCAACTAACTTAGCCGCAACAGATATTACAACAGACACACCGCAAAATAATTTTGCTACATTAAATCCTGTTTCTAATTTTCATTGTGGAGCTACTTATACAGAGGGCAATACACGATTTATTTCTGACGAAAGTAAATATGGTTTTAACTGTAGTTCAATAGCAGTTTCTAGTGGTAAATGGTATGCTGAATTTAAACCAATATCAAAAGATGGAGAAGGAGGAAACTGGTATATGGTTGGTATAGCTGAAGGAGAGCAGACAGGACATAGATTAGTTTTAGGTAGAGATACAGGAAGAAATACTTCAACTAGAAATGGTGGAATAGGTTGGGTTGGATATGCTACAAATTTTGTTTATCAAAATGACGCTTATTATGATGGAGATAGTAATGCTTACTCAACTGCCGCTTATACAGAAGATGACATATTAGGAGTAGCCCTAAATGCAGATGATAACCAAGTTACATTTTATAAAAACGGAACAGTTCAAAATAGTGGAACTGCTTTTGTTTTAGGAACATCAGAAACAGGTCTTTGGCATTTTGGTTGTGGGCATTTTGATACAGGCAATACTTTTACAATTGACGCAAACTTTGGTCAGCCATCTTACGCAAATTCTAGTGGTCAAAGTGATGCAAATGGATATGGTGATTTTGAATATGCACCACCTAGTGGATATTATGCTCTATGTACCAAGAACCTAGCGGAGTACGGATAATGGCTTATACAACAATAGACGACCCATCAGCATATTTTCAAACTAAAATTTATACTGGAACAGGTTCAAGTCAAGCATATACAAATGATGGTAATTCAGATTTACAACCAGATTGGTTGTGGTTTAAAAAAAGAAATGGTGCTAAGGCTCATGTTGTAAATGATACAAATAGAGGAATAACAAAATCTATTTATCCAAATGAAACTAGTGCAGAGGGAACAGAATCAAATGGTCTTTCATCAGTAAATACAGATGGTTTTACTGTTGGTAGTGAAGATAGGTTTAATGGTTCTAGTCAAACTTATGTATGTTGGCAATGGAAAGCTAATGGTGGTTCATTAACTACTGCGGCTGAAAGTGGTTCTAATGTTGGTTACAGTAGACAAGTAAATACAACTTCTGGATTTGCAATTATTAAATACACAGGAATTGGTTCTGGAGCGGCTGTTATTCATGGAATGGGTGCTACTCCTTCTTTTTTTACAGTTAAAAGATTAACAGGAAGTGGTTATTCTTGGTACACATATCATCACAAAAATACACTTTACCCATGGACAGATAATTTATATTTAAACAATAATGATGGAACAGTTGATAGTGATACAGTTTGGAATGACCAAGCACCAAGTAGCACTGAAATAAAACTAGGTACTAACGCAGGTGTAAATGCTGATGGTGTTGAATATATTATGTATGCTTTTGCCGAAAAACAAGGTTACAGTAAATTTGGTGGCTATACTGGAAACGGAAATACAGATGGCCCATTTATCTATACTGGGTTTAAACCTGCATGGGTTATGTTTAAAAGAACTAATGGTGGAAGTCAGAATTGGTTTATATTAGATAATAAAAGAGATGATGGCATGAACCCTAGAAATAGTTATATAATGCCAAATCAAAATAGTGCTGAAGATGCTAATAACTCTACAGTTAATACAGATTTTTTATCTAATGGTTTTAAATTAAGAGCAACTACAGATGCTATGAACGGAAGTGGAAATGAATATGTCTATATTGCATTTGCAGAAAGCCCATTTGTTTCCTCAGAAGGAGTTCCAACAACAGCAGAATAATTAACTTTTCTTCATATTATAAATAGTAGTAGAATAAGATAGGAATGACTAATGGCAACAATACAAAATATTACTATCGACCAAGATTGTGATTATACTGAAACACTAACAGTAAAAGATTCAACAGGAACAGTAGTCGATTTATCAAACGAAACGATAACTGCTACAATGAGGAAAACACACCTCGCCACTTCATCAACATCTTTTACTACAGCAAAAGTAAGCGCAACTGATGGTACTTGTTCTATCGCATTAACCGATACTGTAACAGGTGCTCTTTCAGAAGGTCGATATGTTTGGGATTTAACTACAACTGATTCGTCTGGTTTAATTACTCGAAGAATAGAAGGACGAGCAACGGTAACACCAAGTGTAAGTAGATAATTATGATAGATATTGATCCAAATATAGAAAAACAAATATCACTTATTCAAGAAGAAAAATTAAATTCTAAAATTAAAGAAGATATCAAAAGAGTTGTCAAGGTTAAGGAAAAACCAGAAGAAAAATTAGTAGATTTTTTCTCTATAATTGCTAATGAGAAAAAACAAACAAAAGAAAAAATTATTAAATCAGAAAAGAAAATAGCTGATATAGAAGAATTGTTTTCTTCTCTAACAAAAGAAAAAAAGAAAACAAAACCAAAAAAAGAATTACTACTAGAACCTGAAAAATCTAAAGAAGAAATAGAAGAAGAACAAACGGTTAGTGAGGTTCTACAAGACGAATTAGAGCCAATAGAAACAGACGAAACCGTAATTGGAAAAGTAACTAAAAAACTTTCAGAAATGAAAGTTGCTAATGAGTTAGATAAAGATAAGTTAAGAACGTTAGATAAAATAACCTCTTTAGATGAAATGAAAAAAGAGTTTGTTAAATTTAAAGAAGTTATTACTAAACAAATGGCTTCAATTGGTGGTGGCGGTGAAGTTAATTTGGCAAAACTAGATGATGTTGATACTGCTAGTGCATTAGTAGATAAAAGAGTTTTACAATATGATGGAACAACTGGTAAGTTTGTAGGCACAACTTTAGAGACCGAAGATTTAGTTTTGAATGGCACAGACGCAAGTGGTTCAGACGCAGGTGATAGATTAGTTATGGATGGCACAGATTCATCATCTTCAAATGCAGGTGATGGTATAGATTTACAAGATGGTACTTTTGGTGCTCCAGCATTAGATTTAAGTTCTGTTGACCAAGACATTGTACCAGATTCTAACAATGCAAGAAATTTAGGTAGTGCCACAAATAGATGGAATGATTTATTTCTTGCAGGCGATACAATTGACCTTGCAGGCGCAACAATAAGTGCTGATGGTACAGGATCAATTGCAATATCAGCAACAGGTGCAACATTACCAGCAGGATCAAAAGCAGGTGATAACCAATTAGCAGTTGTATCATCTAGTGGTGAAACAATACAACCTACTAGAGTAATACCTTTCTTTACTGCTGCTGATGGATTAAGTATAACAAACACAAATTTTGAGTTCAATGCAACGATTGATACCCGAACAACATTTACAGGAACAAAAACATTTACATTGGCAAATGGTAATTCACTAACAGATAGTGATACTACTATTTTTCAGTTCTAAATATAAGATATAAACTATGGCAAATAAAACACCAATTAGAGCAGTATTTAATGATGCCGGAACAGCAACTGGTCTTTCTGAGTTTCAATCAGGTGATACAATAGGACTAACACATGGTGGTCTTGGTGCTTCATTATCATTGGGAACTGCAGGACAAGTTATAAAAGTTAATTCAGCAGCCAATGCTTTAGAGTTTGGTGTAGTAGAGGCAATTGTAAATATTGACAACGCAACTGATTTAACATCTAATACATTAACTGCAAGTGATTTACTTTTAATTTCTGACGGTGGTACCGAAGGTCGAATAACTTTATCGCAAGTAGATACTTTATTCAAAGGCACAACACAAACACTTACAAATAAATCTATTGATTTAGACGCTAATACACTCACAGGAACTTTAGCAGAATTTAATAGTGCATTACAAAGTGAAAGTTTTGTTGGTCTTGCAGCCACTCAAACACTTACAAATAAAACTTTAACATCACCAACAATTAACACACCAACGATTGCAACACCAAGTATATCAGCACCAACAATAACAGGTGTTGTAACAGCAACAGGTGCTGTATTCGCAGGTGGTAGTCCACTCGTATTTGAGGGGGCAACTTCAAATGCTTTTGAAACAACTTTTGCAATCACAGATCCTACAGCAGATAGAACAGTTACCTTTCAGGATGCTACTGGTACAGTTGCATATTTAACAGACATAACAGGTGGTGGTGCTTCAGAGTTTTCAACTGTTACAGTAAATACAAGTGTTATATTTGAAGGTTCTACCGATGACGCAAACGAAACAACTTTAGTTGCTTCTGATCCTGACGCTGATAGAACAATTACTTTACCAAATGCGACTGATACTTTAGTTGGTAAAGCAACAACTGATACACTTACAAATAAAACAATCACAGCGTCTAGTAATAGTGTAGGATTAGCAACTTTAGATATTGATGGTGGCACAGATATAGGTGCTGCTTTAGTTGACGCAGACTTAATTATAGTTGATGATGGTGCAGGCGGAACAAATAGAAAGGCAGCTCTTTCAAGAGTTGCAACCTATATAGAAGGTGGTATATCAGGTGATATAACAATATCAAGTGGTACTGCTGCTATCGGTTCAGGAGTAATCGTAAACGCAGATATAAATTCAAGTGCTGCTATCGCATTTAGCAAAATGGCAGACTTAACTGCTTCAAGAGCATTAGTATCTGATGGTAATGGTGATGTATCTGTAAGTGCTGTTACATCAACTGAAATAGGATATCTAGACGGTGTTTCTAGTGCAATACAAACACAATTAGATAATAAATCAACTAAGGCATTTGCAATTGCACAAGCAGTAGCATTAGGGTAGTTATAAATAGTTAAAAAGGAAGAATAAAATATGGCAGTCCCAAGTACAAAAGCAACATTAAAAGAATACTGTTTAAGAGCATTAGGTAAGCCTGTAATAGATATCAATGTTGATGATGACCAAGTAGATGATAGAATAGATGAGGCTGTTCAGTATTTTGCTCAATACCATGTTGATGGTGTTGAAAGAATGTACTTAAAATATCTAGTAACGGCCGATGATATTACAAGAATGACAACTGATGCTTCAGAATCAGTAACAGCAAATTCTGTAACAACATCATGGAAAAGAGCAGATAATTTTCTTGTCGTTCCTTCATCAGTTATTTCTGTTGTCAATGTATTTCCTTTATCTGATAGAGCAAACTTAAATATGTTTGACGTTAGATATCAGTTAAGACTTAACGACCTATACGATTTTTCATCTACAAGTATTGTGCATTATGAAATGACAATGCGACACCTAGATTTTCTTGACCACATTTTAGTGGGAGAAAAACCAATGAGATTTAATCACTTGTCAAATAGATTATTCATTGATATGGATTGGGGAACAGATATAACAGCAGGTGAATATTTAATTATAGAAGTTTTTCGTAAGTTAGATCCTGATACATATACTGATATCTATGATGATATCTATTTAAAAAGATATACAACAGCACTCATTAAAAAACAATGGGGACAAAATCTTTCAAAATTTTCAGGCACAGCGATGTTAGGGGGAGTAACATTGAACGGTCCTGAATTATTTTCTACTGCATTAGCAGAACAACAAAGATTGGAAGAAGAAATAAGAAGTAATTACGAAGAACCTCCTCATATGCAACAAGGATAATAAATGCCAACGAATGTCTATTTTGACACAGGCACAACATCTGAGCAAAGACTATACGAAGATTTAATAATCGAACAGCTCAAGATTTATGGCCAAGATGTCTATTATTTACCAAGAAAGATAGCAAACAAAGATACAATCTTTGGAGAAGATCCTGCTTCGTCTTTTGATGATTCATATATTATTGAAATGTATGTTGATAATGTTGATGGATATATGGGCGAACAAGAGATTATTAAAAAGTTTGGTTTAGAATTAAGAGATGATATTGTATTTACTTTATCTAAATTGAGATGGGAAATGTTAATTAAAAACAATAGTGATTTGGTTGCTGAAAGACCACAAGAAGGTGACTTAGTTTACTTTCCAACTACAAATGCATTTTTTGAAATACAGTTTGTTGAACATGAACAACCATTCTATCAACAAAGTGCTTTACCAACTTATAAGTTATCATGTACTCGATTTGAATATAGTTCAGAAAGACTTGATACAGGTATTGCTACAATTGATAGTGTTGAAACTAGTTTATCAACTGATACAATGCAATTTCAGTTTAGTTTAGAAAATGAAACTGGATCATTTGTGTTAGAAAGTTCAGTTGGTGCAATTGATTACTTAATTAATGAGGACTTTACAATGGCTTCACAATCAACTAATGATCAAGGGCAGATATTTGAAACACAAGCAGGTACAAATACATCATCTACAGCTGATGATATATTAGACTTTAGTGAAAGAAATCCATTTGGTGAGGTTGACGAATACTAATGTTTGGTGATCATTTTTATCATAAACAGATTCGTAATACTGTTATTGCCTTTGGTACGATTTTTAATAATGTGAATATCAAGCGATTGGATTCTAGCGGAAATCCTTTACAAACGCTTCGTGTTCCTTTATCATATTCACCAAAAGAAAAATTCTTAGCAAGACTAGACGCACAACAAGATTTAACTGGAGACGACTCAAAAGTGGCAATCACTCTACCTCGAATGTCATTTGATATAACTGGTTATAGTTATGATGGAAGTCGTAAGTTAAATAAGAATCAAAAGTTAGGACGTGTTACAACAAATGCTGATACAACAAAATTAAATACTCAATACTCACCTGTGCCATACAATGTGTCTTTTGAGTTAAATGTTTTTGTTGCAAATTCAGATGATGGTTTACAAATCATAGAACAAATACTACCTTTCTTTCAACCAGACTATACTGTTACTATGATTTTAGATAGCACTTATATGGATACAAAAAGAGATATACCTTTTATTTTAGAAAATGTTTCTTATGATGATAGTTATACAGGTTCACTTACAAGTTTAAGAAGAATAATTTATACACTACAATTTACAGCAAAGATTTATTTGTATGGTCCAATTAGTCAATCAGCAATTATTAAAAAGGTATCTGCTGATTTATATACTAATACATCAGATCAAAATCCATCTCGTAGTGAAAGGGTTACAGTACAACCTAATCCTACTTCAGCAGATAAAGATGATACATACACATATACAACAACCCTTGAATTTTTTGATGATGGTAAAAATTATGATGAGGCAACAGGTGATGATAAGTAATGAACAAAGTAAATGATAAACTAAATGAAATCTTAGATATTGCTAGTGAAGTTGTACCAACAGAAGTTAAAGAGAGTAAACAAGTTATAGTACCAGAAGATAAAGATCCAGATATAGACTTTGAAACTGGTCGTAAAAATCTTTATAGATTGCTTGACAAAGGTAACGAAGCAGTTGATGGTATACTTGAATTAGCAAAAGAAGGAGAACATCCTCGTGCTTACGAAGTTGCAGGACAACTAATTAAAACAGTAAGTGAGGTATCACAAAATCTTTTAGACTTACAAGATAAATTAAAAAAAGTAAAAGACATACCTGAAAGAGGACCTAAGAATGTTACTAATGCATTGTTTGTTGGTTCAACAACTGAATTACAAAAGATGTTAAAGGAAAAGAAATGATATTTTTT